CACAAACGCAGGTGCAACATTCTCAAAGGTTGAATTGACTACAAAGAAGATTCGTCTTGACTGGGAAGTATCTGCAGAAGCACTAGAAGATAACATCGAAGGTGCAGCACTAGAAGATCACATTGTACGCTTGATGACAAATGCTTTCGGTAATGATATCGAAGACCTTGCAATCAACGGAACAGGTGCAGGATCAGACGCATTCCTTTCAATCATGGAAGGTTTCGTAAATCGTGTTAAGACTGACGGAGACGCACACGAATCAGTTGTAACCGTAGCAGATAATGCTTGGACAACAGACGTAATGCAGAACATCATTCTTGCAATGCCACGTAAGTATCGTGCTATCAAGTCTAACTTGAAGTTCTATGCTGGTACAGATGCATTCCAGGGAATCGTTAAGAACAACGGTACCCTAGCAGACGCAGTTGCTGAAGCATTTGCTTCACAGGCTGGCGGAACTCCAATGAATCGTCAGGCATACCTTGACGGTGGAGCACAGACATTCGGTGGAGCACGTACAACACGTGTTCTCGGAATTGACGTACAGGAAGTTCCATACTACCCTGCAGGATATGTCGACTTGACATTCCCACAGAACCGTGTATGGGGATTCCAGCGTGACATCACTGTAAACCGTGAATACCGTCCAAAGAAGGACACTGTAGAATATACAGTATTCGTTCGCTTTGGTATTCAATGGGAAGAGCAGGATGCAATCGCATTCGCTGACGCTGCATCAGATGCATAATCTGTAAACAGTACATTTTAGGGGGAGTAGGAGTTAGTTCTCCTGCTCCCCTTATTACTTATAATGATATAATACTAACAAGGAGGAAATAAAATGGAAAATAATAATTACAATCAGCCAGATCCAGCAATTGATGCTGCAGCAGCAGAGGCAGAACGTGCATCACTTGCAGCCCACGAAGCAGCAATAGCAGCAGCAAATTCAGCAGCAGCAAATTCAGTTGTAGAAGAAGTTCAGGCAGTTGTCGAAGCACCTGCATACCAAGCACCTGAAGAAGTTCAGGCACTTGGATCAGTAGCGGAAGGAGTCATTGGAGCAACAACAGCACCAAAGGCACCTGAAAGAAAGAAGTCGGCAAAGGCTGCAGAAGTTAAAGAGACTGTGGCACTATTTTCAACAAAGAATGTTACATGGCCAGGTGTAGGTAAAGTTTACCGTGGTTACAACATCGTTGAAAAGGATGCTGCTACACAGTGGCTTACTCGTTCTCATATAAAGCCAGCAACACCAGAAGAAGTTGCCAAGGAATTCGGTAAGTAATTCATGGAGATATTGAGGGTTCCGCCATACGATTCTATAAATGTGCAATTATATACTGTGCCATTAAACTGGCCCAGTAACAAAAGCATAAGAATTAGAATAACAGATATGGCGGACCTTTCAGTACAAACAATGTCTTATTCGGCACCAGTAACCCCAGGAAGAGTTCTAGATATTCTTCCAAATGGTTTTTCTGGGAAGTATGATAATAATTATAGAGTAGAAATTTTTCAAGATGAATTAGATGGAATTTTGTTAAAAGAAGAATACTACGAAGTTGTAAGACCATATGTAGACCCAAACACGCTAGGAACAACGGCATCTGAGATTGAAGAGTACAGGGTTTTAGAATTGGTAGCAAGATCTATGATAGATACTTTTGTACCAGAAGGATTTTATAACAAAAAAATAACAATTGTTGGAAGCGGTAACGGCTCTGATTACTTTTCTTTGTGGGAAAAGATTTATAGAATTTTTAAGGTTTACGAGAACAACGAGTTGGTTTATGACAGATCAACTCCAGAATTAAATAAATATGAATACGCCATCACAGCAGACAAGACTGCTATACAAAAATTACACACTGGAGAATTAAACAGGTATGAGTCAACAGCGCAAAAACTGCCAGTTGCAAGCGGAGATCTTGGATATTATGGCTATGAGGGAATCGCTTTCCCATCAGGACACGATTACACTTTTATAGTAGATCACGGGTACCTTAAAGTTCCAGACGATGTAGAATATGCAGCAAAACTTTTAATTGAAGATATTAAGTGCGGTAAGTTAGATTACTACAAGAGATACATTACAGCATACAACACAGATCAGTTTAGAATTCAGTTTGATAAGTCAATGCTTAATGGAACAGGAAACTTTTTAGTAGATAAGATACTTGAAAAATATGTTAAAAATATTGTCAAGCCAGGGATAATTTAATGATATGCGAAACACCAGACTTTACATTTCCAATGCTTGCAGATGTTTATCATCCAGTCGTTGAGCAGGGAATTTACGGTAACGTAGAAAAAACCTGGATTCTTGACAGAACAATTGCCTGTTCATTTGCAGCAGCAGGCGGAGCATTTAAAGAAGAATTAACTCCCAATGTAAATATCACGCAAGATAAGATCTTGATTGGCAGAGTAAAGACAGACATAAGAATGTCAAGTCTTGAGGCAAAGAACTCAATTACAAACGTTATAGTGACAAACATCAGAGACCAAAATGGCAGTGAGATCTACTTAGAAACCTCTGGCCCACGATCAGGGAAGTCCACCATATTTGAAATTGCAACACAGGATCCATTTGTTGGCCCGTTTGGTTCAACAGAATACTACAAACTTATTATTAAAAGATCAGAAAATCAGGCGGTAGACGTATGATTAAAGTTAAGTTTAACAATAGACAATTTAACAGAGATATGAAAAACATCATTGATTACTCAACTGGCTTTGCTGAAGGAATCCAGAAAGGCAAGAAGGACTTCCTAAATAACTTAGGTATTGATGTATCTGAGATAGCCTCACAGTTCATTGATACAAATGCTAGAGTCTCTCCAGATACCCTACATCACGTGTACGAATGGTATCAAAACGGTAGCCCAGAAGCAAGACTATTTGACATACAATATACAGTTAGTAACATAGGCCTTTCTTTTATATCACAGTTTAAACAATCTAACTCAGTTAAAGAAGGATCTAACGAACCCTTCCGTGATAAGGCTATCATTATGGAAATTGGAACTCCTGTCGTAATCAAGCCACGTAATGCAGAGGCTTTAAGGTTTGAAGTTGACGGACAGATAGTTTATACAAAGAAGCCAGTTGTTGTTCAAAATCCAGGAGGTAATACTCAGGGTGAGTTTGAAAAAGCATTTGATATGTTCTTTGGTAGATACTTTACTCAAGCATTTTTAAATAGTGGTAACCTTAGACAGTATTTTGAGAACCCATCAGTGTACAAGAAAAACTTAGGAAAGGGCAAGCGTGGCGGAAGATCAACTGGTATCTCTACAGGGTATCGTTGGGTCGCTAATGCTTCGGTGGCATCATAATGACAGAATCAACATCAGCATTAAATACTCCAGTATTGTGGATCAACAAATATCTTCAAGAAAAGGTTAATGAGTTGTCGGGTCTTGGAATAGTTCCCTTTTTCCCAACAGGTCCTTCCACTCTTGAGACACTACAAACACAGTTCCCAGAAGGTGGCACCATGGCCGTTTACGATAGAATGTTTAGAATGCGTAGAGGGCCTTTTCCACATATTAAATGTGAGCAGATATTGTATTATTTTTACGCATCAGGATCAAATCCTATTATCAATATGATTCAAATACAGGAATCGGTTCTTCGTTTGATGGACCGTGGAGACGAGACTGCCGAAGACATAAATGCCTGGGCAAAAGGTAAAACCTTTGACGGTATGACATGTAAGTTCTACTTCCACAACTTTAAGATCTATCAACTAGAAGAGGCACGAGATATAGTCGATTTTGGCACAGCCCGAACCTATGCGGGTAACAAAATAATCATTGACTACGATTATCACCCAATGCAAGATATCATAGAGTCAGTAAACGCTTAAAAAAGGGCTGTATAATTAAGGTGAGGAAACAAGCCCTTTTAATCTAAAAGAAAAAAAAGAGGTGAAATACATGGCATATACACGTGGTAGTTCAAACGATATTATCGTTGGAGCAGCAGCACTTTTCACATATGAAAATGGCGCACTCACAGATGCAGCACTTCCAGGTTACGTAGCAGGAGAGTCTTATAAGGATACCCTTACAGAAGAAACTCCAGAGTTCCGTAACGTTGGATACACAATGAATGGTTTGGAAATTCAATTCCAACCAGATTTTGGTGAAGTAGCAGTAGACCAGGTTCTTGACGTTGCTAAGTTGTTCAAGCAAGGCATGCAGGTAAACCTAAATACTACATTCGCAGAATCAACACTAGAAAATCTTTTGTTCGCAATTGCAGGACAAGATGGAGATCTAGGCGCAGTATCAGGAACTGGTATTGGCGCAGGATCAGCAGCACTTAACCTTTCAGCAGGAGACATCGGAGATGTCCCAGTTGAGCGTGGTTTGGTTGCAGTAGGTCCAGGAACTGGAGACGCTTCAGCAAATGTTGAGCGTGTCTACGTTGCATACCGTGCACTTTCAATCGAGAGCGTATCAGTATCAGCAAAGCGTGACGAAGCGACAATGTTCGAAGTATCATTCCGTCTTCTTCCAAATGATAATGCATCATACGGTAAGATCGTAGATCGCACTATCCCAGCAGGCGCATAATACAACTTAATATATACAGTTTGGCCCAGACCCTAATAAGTCTGGGCCTTTCTGTTATACTATATATATGGCAACAACTGTTTATAACACAAAAAATATTACCCTGCAAGATGGGGTAGAAATAGAGTTGTCCCCACTTAAAATAAAATATCTTAGACAATTAATGGACAACTTTGATGAAGTTAGAAATGCACAAGGAGATCTTGAAGCAATCGTGGCCCTATCAAAGTGTGCAAGAATTTGTATGAGGCAATTTAGACCAGAGATTACTCAAACCCAAGAGATGCTAGAAGAGTATGTCAGTCTACAAGACATCTATGATATTTTAGATATTACTGCTGGTATTAAGATTAATGATAAATCAGAAGAGCCAGTACAAAAACAAGCAGTTGATAGTGGATCCTCTTGGGAAGAACTTGACCTTGCAAAGTTAGAATCTGAAGTATTTTTGCTGGGTATTTGGAAAGACTACCACGAGTTAGAAGGATCACTATCTATGCCAGAGTTAATGATAACGCTATCTACTAGCAGAGAACTAAACTACGATGAAAAGAAGTTTCTTGCAGCAATGCAGGGAGTTGACCTAGACAAGAATGCTGGAAAAGCAAATGCCTGGGAAGAAATGAAAGCCAGAGTCTTTAGCAAAGGAAAGGCTGCCAATGCTAGAGACATCGTTGCACTACAGGGTATTAGCGCACAGAAGGCTGGATTTGGGATTGGCATGGGATTAGACTATCAAAAAATAGACTAAAAACAAGCCTGTTTATGGTATAATTAAACAACTATAATGGAGGAAATCATGGTTAAAGAAGTAGAAAGCAAGAATCAACTGTCACTTATTGACGGAACAAAGTTTGAGATTAAGCCACTAAAAATATCTCTACTTAAGCCTTTTATGGAACATTTTACAAAACTGCAAGAAGTTGCAGACGATAACAGCAAGTCAATGGATGTCTTGATTGACTGTGTTCAAATTGCATTTAAACAATACTTGCCTGCAATTGCAGACAACAGAGAGGCGATTGAGGAAAATCTAGATCTTCCTACAGTCTACAAGATCATTGATGCTGCTTCAGGAATGCAACTTTCTGACTCAACAGGTCTTCTAAACTCAATCAAGTAAAGAGGTGTGCTGATTGGCTGACGTAAATGCAAATATTGGTATTAATTTTGATACCAGTCAAGCCTTAGCACAATTACGTCAGTTACAGGCTGGACTCAGCCGTTTTAATCAAACCCTAACTCAGGGTAACGTTGCAGCAATGAATGCCCAGAAGGGCCTTAATAGCCAGTTAATGCAGGCTATCAATGCTACTGGAAAATTTGTTGCAACTCAAAAAGATGTAGCATCAAGTACATCTTCTTTTACACAGGCACTTGAAAAAAATCAAATGTCAATGCGACAGTACTTTAGGTACACCGCAGCAGCAGCCACTCAAAATACCAAGGTATTTAAAGGCATGTTTGCACAAGAGCGTGAGACATTAACACGTGCTAGTAAAGACAGAGTAAAACTACTACAGTCTCAGTATATCCAAATGCAGTCTGCAAATGGAGATATGATCAAGACTCTTCAGGTTGTTCCAAAGCACCTAAAGATGGTCAATGGCCAATATGCGGACTATGCAACACGTATGCAAATGGCTGCACAAAGACAGCAATTTTTAAATAAACTATTAAGCCAAGGCTCAACACAACTCCTGAATTTCGGTAAGAATACTCAGTGGGCTGGTCGCCAGTTGATGGTTGGTTTGACTATTCCACTTACAATTCTAGGCTCAACTGCAGCAAAAACATTCATGGAAATGGAGCAGGCAATAACAAAGTTCTCCAGAGTATATGGAGACATGATGACAAACTCAGATGCAACTGACAAGGCTATTGCAGATGTTCAGAGACTTGCAAAAGAGTTTACTAAGTTTGGTATTGCAGCAAAAGATACTGTAGAAATGGCTGGAACTGCAGCAGCGATGGGTCTTACTGGAGATGCACTTAATGCTCAAATAGTTCAAGCAACAAGGCTTGCAGTTCTTGGACAAGTTGAACAACAGCA